GCCCGTCTTCGCCACGATGCCCGTCAAGGCCGTTTCCAGGCTCCCAGAGGCGCCGTTGAGGCTCAGGGCAAGGGTGGATAGGGCTCCGCTGTCCGCAAGCCCCAGGCCAGCTCCTGCGGTCAGCCGGCGGCTGTTGGGAAGCGTTGGCTCTTGATTCAGCGTCAGGAACGTCTGGAACTGCGACGGCGAGGCAGCAAGAGCCGCCGTCGTGGTCTGCCTTGTTTGACCATCCTGCACGATCGGCACCGCTTCAGTGCCCACAATCGGGCCAGCGGCCGGTAGCTGAGTGATGGTTACGTTAGGCATTTAACCCTCTGGTTGAACGTCAATGCCGTCCAAGTTCCCGTTCTGAGACGGCGCCTGCGTCCCCTGCTGCGTGGAAATGACGGCGCCCCCATACGGGCCGGTGATCAGGGAATTGTCCTTGACAGCGACGCTGACGTCCGGCCGCGGGAAACGGATGGTGATCTTCTCGGTCTTGCGGGCAGGCAGACGGTACGGGTCCTTGTCGTCAGCGCAGCCCTGCCCACACACCTGCAGCCCAGGGAAGTTGGCGTCGGGGCGCAAGTCAACGTGCGGGCGCTTCATCTTGCAGCGGTCACACACCGCAATCGCAAGATCCGCCAGCCCTCTGGTGTCGAGGAATAGCGGCATGACTTACCTCGTGTAAACGCCGATGTTGGGCGCGAAGTAGATGGGCGACTTGTCGCGCTCCTCCTGCTCCGCAAGCATGAGGTACTTCTCTGCCTGCCCCTCTAGGTACTGGATGCGGTCCATCGGAATGCCAGGCAGTTCCATGGCCATCTGATGGGCAAGCATGTTCTGCACCGCCAGATACCACCGCTGCGGGATCTCCAGCTCTCCGGATAGCTGCCCGACGTCCATGATCTGGCGCGAGTACCACACCGTCATCTGGACAAACGGGTCAGATGGCACCGGCCATAGATACAGTTCCGCCTGCGGAATCGTGCGGTTCAGCCAGAACTGAAACGGCTGGTTGGCCGTGAAGTTCTTGTTGGGCAGGTTCGTGTAGTCGTCGCGGTTCAGCCGCGCCATCGGGATCTCGGTGGAGTTGTTCCCAAGGTAGAACTCCCTCAGCGAGAGCGTTGAGCCATTTCTGGCCCTGATGCGGTAGTACTGAACGTCTTGACCAGGATCGATGTCGTACCAGATCCATTGGCCATCGACCCACGCCGTAACGCCAGGGTCGTACAGCGTGCTCCACGAGATGTTGTCCGCAGAGTACTCAAACACGCAGTCGATGTCGCCGGTCACGCCCGGCATGATGCCGATCGATCCGATGTACACCGAGTTGTTCGTACCGTAGTTGACGGCGATGTTGCCGTTTGCACTCACCTGCGTACAGACGGTGTCGATGTTGTTGTCAAAAGCGTTGGCGACCACACCGCCGGCACTGGACGAATATCCGCCGGTGCTGTTGGGCGTCGGCCGGTTCATGCGCCGATACAACGCCTGTAGTACGTCATTGCCCCCGACCGGCAAGTCATAGATGTACTGGTTGGCATTCAGCCCGTACACCTTCTTGCTGATGGCCCAGTACTGGATCCCGATGTTGATCAGGTTCGACAGCAGGTAGAACAACACCGTGCGCGACGCCTGCACCTGCTCCGAGGTCAACTCCTCGGCCAGCTTGCCGCAGCGACGAGCGCCGTGATCGATCAGCTTCTGGACCGATACAAGAGTCGTGCCAACAGTGCCTGAGTACGCCATCACCACCCCGGACAGTTCCAGCGCTTCATAGACGCACGAGACCGGCTTCCAGGCTCGCTCTTGCGGGCCACCGGGCCCATGCGGGCGCAGAATGAATCACGCCGCGGCCCACCCTGGGGTTGCGGCGCCTTGAGGTTTGACCCGGTCTCGCGGTTGTACTTCTCCCGGCCCTTCGCGGTCAGCCCAGCACCGCGATCAGCCGGCAGCTTCTCCCCACGACCGATGGCGAGGCTGACGTTCTTCGCCATGGCTCACCAGCACGATCCGCCGCCGCGCATCTTCGCCTCGGGCAGCTTCTTGTATGAGCGGCCCTTGACGTTGCCCGAGGTGAACTCAGCCGCCACCGAAGGCTTGATCCCGACCTTCTTCGCGAACTTCGGGTTTTTCTCGGCCGCCTTCATCAGACGGAACTGCGACTTCGACTTGGCTGGCATGTCACGGCCCGTTCTTGATGAGGATGATGTTGAAGAAGGCGCTCACCGCGTTGTTGTTGGCAGCGCCGACCGCCGTCGCGCCGATGCAGTTCTTCTCGGGAATGGCCAGTGGAGGCCCGAAGTCGTACTGCACCGACCCGTTGTTGATCGCGACCACCGCGCTCACGCGCAAGATGCCATCCGGCCCATGCTGCTTCAGGAAGCCCGTCACCGAGGTCGATCCAGACGCCTGACCAGCCGTGAAGATGCCCTCGGTCATGTAGCCGGTGTAGCCGGCAGGCACGCAGTAGTGCGCCGTGGTGCGCTGGTTGTAGCCGGTCGAGATTTCGTCGTACAGCACCGCCGGCACCCCGGCCGTCACCACGCCCGTGCCGGCGTTGATGTTGCCAGCGTTGGACCCGCCGCTGCCGACCGTCACCACGTAGAACTCGTTGACGTACAGGTACTCTTTGACCGTGTTCACGGCCGTCTGCCCGTCCAGCGTCACCGTCTCCGAGACGATGTTGTAGCTGCCGTTCACCCCGGCAATGAACACCGTCCGAGCGCCCGTGCCCGCTGCTGCGTCGTTGGCACTGGTGGAACTGATCTTCAGCACCGACGCCACAGTCGGGTGAGGAACGGTGCCGCCATCCGGCCACACCGATTCTTCCGAGGTGTCGACATCGGGGTTGTAGCCGAACACTCGGACCACCGAATGCCCTTGAATCTGGCCACGGGCCACCTGGAGCTCAAAGGGCTCGTAGGCGCCCTGGCGCGTGATGCTCGAAAACGTCGTGGTCATGTCAGACCCTCATAGGACAGCAGGGGCCGAAGCCCCCGCTGGTTCAGCACACCGAACCGCCCTTCTTGCGCTCCACGGTGACGGACTTCTCCGTCTTCGTGACCGCGCCCGGGGAAGGCTTGCGGTTGAACAGGCCTCGCACCGCCCTCGGGATTGCCGAGAAGATGCTTCCCTCGCCCTTGGCCCGATCAGCCTCGGACGCCTTGTAGGCCCGCTCGTTCTCCGCCTGCTGCAGCACCGACTTCGCTTCCATGGGGATGTTCATCCCCTTGATCTCGTCGTAGGCGTCGACCTTGCCACCTTCCTTGTAGGTGCCGGCCAGCCGGTTGATGCTCACCGGCTTCGGAGGGGCCTTGCGGCCCTGGGGCATCGCCACGGGGGCACCGGAGTCAACACGACCCCCCGTGGCGTAGGCTTTTTTTGCGGCACCACCTTTCATGTAGCCACCGCCGTTGGCCTTCGCCACACCGCCCGTTGCGTAGCCGCCGCCGTTGCCCATCTTGACGTCACCCGTCTTGGCCGGGGAGTGATCCGGATGCGCCGTGGCGACCTTGGTGGTCACCTTGCCGCCTTCCTTGTACCCACCCTGAGCATTGGCCACCCCGCCCGTCTTCAAGCCCTTGTGGGCCTTGCTGGCGGGCTTGGCGGCATGCTCAGCAAGGGTGTCACCACCCTCCTTCATCATGCGGCTGGCACGCCCCACCGGGCCGGCAGGGGCTGCGGCAGACATGGCTTGCATTGCCCGGCGACGGGCCGCCAGGGACGGCTTGCCAGGGGCCATGGCAGGCATGGAGCCGCCACGGGCCGGCATGCCCGGACGCATCGGGGCGCGGCCGCCCATCTGCATCTTGACCTCACCGCCCTTCTTGAGCTTGAGCTCGACGGACGGCTCCGTCGTCTCCATCTTCACCATCGGCTTGAACTGGCCCATCACCGCTCCTTCGCCACGAAGATGTAGTCGACCGTCATGGTCTTGGCCGCTGCCTCGCCGTTCTGCACGGCAAACGAAACCGTCAGGTCTTCGTCATCCGGCAGGTTGGTCACGGCCACAGCCCCACCCACGACGCCGTTGACGGCGTACTGCACCTGCGACACGCCGTCGTAGTAGAACGCCAGCGTGATGAAGGTGTCGTTTGCCATCGTGCCCACAGTGGCCGTCGACGCGGTGTTGTTCTTCTCCACGCGCAGGGTGACCGAGGTCGACCCATCCGCCTTGATGAAGAACACACCGTCCGTGACGTCCAACGGACTGGTGTCGGTGATCTGCAGGCCGATCGTCAGGTCCGATTGCGTGGCGTCGCTGACCTTCAGCCGGGCCTCGTACCACAGCTTCTTGCCGGCAGCGAAGCGGAAGCTCTCGCCGACCTTCTGCAGGGCAACGAGGTCGTCGTCGGCCGCAGAGTTGGTCAGCAGCAGCAGGCCGCCGTCGCCGTCGGTCAGCGCCTGGGTGGCACCGGCCTGGGTCTCGGTCACCGTCCAGTTGGCCGCGGTGTAGTAGTCGAAGTCCTCCCAGTAGGTGTGGAACTTCGTCGGCGCCAGTTGGCCCAGCGCGGCGAAGATCGTGTCTTCGCCGACGTTGGTGACGCCATTCGGGAATCGAGTGGTACTCGACATCTCGCTCTCTCCTTGTCAGAGAGGGGGGCCGAAGCCCCCCGGATGGTCGTCAGACGCCCGGCGTACCGTACATCGCACGCGGGTCAGTGAAGCCGACATCGTAGCGCTCGGTGGCCTTGTAGCGCATCGAGTCTGTCTCGAAGTCGCCTTCCATGGTCTTCTCCAGCTTGCGGCGCATCAGGAGCTTCATGCCCTCTGGTGCATCGGTCTGGACCCACCATGCGGTCGCCGAGGTCAGACGCGACAGAACCGCCGCGCCCTCGTCCAGCAGACCGATCGACTTGATCGGGTTGATGTCGTTGTTGGCGTTGCCCGCACGCAGGACGCTCTTCAGCAGAACCTCGGCCTGGAAGACGTTGCCCGGGGCCACCACCAGTTGGCGAGGCACCAGACGGATCTTCTTGCCGTTGTTGTCCACCGCCTGACGGATCTGGATCAGCATCTGCTCCAGCGACGTCTGCGAGAGGTTCGCAGCAGTCGTCAGCAGGTTGCTGAACGTCCCGTTGACGATGGGGTGGGCGTTGCTGTTGAGTTGCACGCCGTCGCCGCCCGGGTAGGACGAGTTGAAGGCGCGGTTCAGCACGTTGGCCGACAGCGTCTCCTTCGTCTCAATGAGCGACTGGGCGAGGTGCCGAGCGTACACCTGACCGATGCGGATGTGGTCACCGTCCTCAACGAGCACCTTGGTCAGCGCGAAGGCCAGACCGTACACGTTGTAGACGTAGCGCTTCAGGAACAGCACGCCACCCTGCTGGTACGACACGGGAGTGCCGTCCGGCAGTTGCGGCGCCGCGCCGAAGCCGTACAGGACCGGCTCTTCGTGGTAGTTGCGGGGGATGCCCTGCGACTCCCGGAAGACCCGCGACCACTCGTCGGTGCGCTGGTCGTAGACGCCGTCGAAGCATTCGTTCAGGATCGGTTCGACGATCGAACGAAAGTCGGTACTTCTCATCGGAGCTGCCATGGTTCAGCCCTCCTTCTCAGATGGCCGTGCCGGCAGCACCAGCGAACTGGTACTCGGCAATGGTGGCACGAACGATGACGAACGAGTCGCCCCAGGCGTTGTCAGGGTACGGCGCGATGTCGATGATCCGCATCTGCGCCGTGCCCGAGCCGGCAACGCTGTTGGACAGCGTAGCCTGCGACAGGCCGGTCGTCGTCGAACCCGCGGTCGTGTTGCTGAGGTCCGCCTCGCCGCCGATGACGCTCTGCGCCACGGTGCCGTCGGTCTGGATCTCGTACACGATGTTGGGGTCGCTGTAGAAGTAGGCGACCACCGAACCGACGAGGAACGACTCGTTCGCAGGCCAGTAGTTGGACACCCTACGGCGGCCGGTGGAGTCCGTCCACTCGACGCCTGCGAAGGCGCCCAGGAACGCATCACCGGCTCCGGCGACGACGATGAAGCCACCCGTGTCCATCTTGACCGGCTGGCCCTTCAGGATGGTGGTGGCATAGCCAGCCGAGACGTTGCCGCTCGTGCTGACTGCTTCGATGCCGTTCGCAAGCGCCTGAGCGCGATCCAGACCGGAGGGGTGGAACGCGGGACGCAGGCCGAACGGAGCACTCGTGGTAGGCATGAGTTTCTCCTTGGTCTCACCCGATGAAGACCGGGGTCTTGACGTTTCGATCCATTTCGCCGAAGCCTTCGCCCTCGACCTGACCGAGGCTCTTGCCCCGGCTGTCACGCGCACCCTGCAGGTTCTCCACTTGGACGCGGATCTTGTCCGCCTCTTCCATGGGCTTCTCATGGTGCATGTGCAACATGACGTCCTGGTAGATCTCCATCGGGATCTTGTACAGGCGCATCTCGTTGCACGCGATGAAACCGACGTCTTCGCCAGCCTTGACTTTCCAGTTCTCAAAGCCGGGCAACTCATCCGCTCGCACGGGAACGTAGCCCAACCGGATCCGCTTGTCGATGCTGTCGTAGGCGTTGGTTGTCGATAGCCAGCAAAGGTGCCACCCCGGGATTTCCGGGACCTTCGGCAGCGCTGATTGCGTCCACTCGTCGCTCCACATCCTGCGATGTTCCTGCGTTGAGTGGAACTGTTCCTCCGGGCCGCGCCGTATTGCGTCCTCGCTTGCGCGAGTTTCGCGTCCGCCTGCGGACAGAGATTTCTTGAGACGACCGTCCATTTCAGTTGCTCCTGCTGCGTGCTTCTTGCGCGTAACGCTTGATCATCCGGGCCCGGGATTGCGGGTCATCCCACATCCCGGCGTCTTTCATCGCCCTCACCTGTTCAGGCGAGAGAACGAAAGTCTGGCGGCTGGAACCGCCCCCGACCTCGCGTCCCGATCCCGTCACCACACTGCGGGGCCTACTCCTTCGTGAATGGTCGTCGACCGAGTCAGTATAGCGATGCGGCAGACGCTTTTGCAGTCGCCTGTCCAGTTCGTCCCAGTATTCCGAAGAACCCGGATCCCAGCCCTCTTGGGCGAGTTTCCCGTCGATCACCTTGGCGATCGCGGTGTCCTCGTCGTTGGCGGCCGGGTCATACCAGTCGTTGCGGTTCATCCAGTCATTGGCCAGCCGCGTGACCTTGGGATTTGCCGCGCCCTGCTGCTGCTGAGTGGCCTGGGCCGCCCGCTGCTTCAGGCCGTTCATCGCCTCAATCTTGCGACGGGTTTCGTACCACGCCTCTTGGGCGTCGGTGAACGCCTTGCCGTCGCCGGCCGCCGTGGCCTCCTGCATCTTCTGCGTGTAGTAGCGGAAGCGCAGCGTCTCGTCCTCAATCGCCTTGTCCAGCCGGGCAAGGTCCGAGGAGTGCGTCTTGCGCTCCACCACCGACAGGCGCTCCATGAGTTCTTGGTTCTGGCGCTGCAGCATCTGCAGGCGCTGATCCTTCTCCTCGTTGGTGCGCCGAACCAAGTCCTTCTTGGCTCGGCGGCGGGCCCTACGGGCCTCTCGAACGGCGTCGGAGTCCCCTGGCCTGTCCTCGTCGGTTCCGTCGTCGCCTGGGCCGCTCTGAGCGCCTTCCTGAGGGTCCGGCGGAAGCTCGCTTTCTGGTAGCTCAACCACCACGGAGCCGTCTTGCTCCTCGGTGACGCTGATCTGCTCGTCTTTGGTGTCGGTGCTCATCAGAGGAACGCCTTCATGTCAAGTGGGTTGCCGGTGACCTTGGCGATCACCTCGTGGTCGTTCAGGATCATGAACAGGGCGGGGTCTTCGAGGTCATCCTCGCCCGGCACCCTCACCTCCCAGCGGTCACCGCCCCACTTCGGCACGCGGATGTAGTCGCCGGCTTCGCACCAGCTTCCCTCCGGCCAAGGCTCCATCGTGTCGCGCTTGCGGAACGCCAGCGGCCCGATCTCAACGACCTTGGCCACCATGTTCTGCCACTTCTCGGTCTCCTTGGTCTCTGCGACCAAGATGATCCCCGACCTCGTCGCCTTCTTCTTGGCCCGCCGCAATTGCACCAAGATGCGGCCACCAAGGGGTTTCGCGCCAGGGTCCACGCTCGGGAATGCCCAAGCCATTTCGGCGCTGTCAAGCGCCATACCCGTCTCGCTCATCGTCGTCTTCCATCAGTTTGTTCAGAATCGCCAAGGCTTCTCCAAGCCCGGCGTACTGTCCGATCATGCGCTGATACGTCTCCCAGTTCGCTGCATTTCCCACAGCGAGGGACGCGGCTATTTCAGCCTGCCTAGACGAAATCTCGCCGATCAGGTCTCCAAGGGTCTTCACTTCTTCTTCGCTTGCGCCAGACCTCCTTGTGCCGGCTTGCCATTGCCGGTGTCACCCTTCGCCTGCATCGACTGGCCGTCGAGCTTCGCCCCCGCAGCGATCCGCTTGTGTTGCGGCACGAGGACGCTCTGCTGTTCCTTGTCACTGGTAGCCACTGGACACTCCTTCCTTGGTGAAGTCCATGACGGTCTTGTCCCGGTCCAAAGTCAACCGGGCCGCATCCCGCGTCAGGCGGGCCGTCTCGATGCGCTCCTTCGTCTGCTGGTCACCCTCAGCGATGGCCAGCTTCAACTGCAACTCCTCGATGGCGAGGTCCTTCTCGTCCATCTGCTTCTGGGCCGCCAACTGCAGCTTGGCCTGATTGTCGGCCGCTTTCAGTTGCATCTCGGCCTGATCACGCGCCTGCCGGCGTTGCGTCTCGGCCATGCTGGTCTGCAACAGCACCTGACCGTCCGGCGTCATCTCGGGCTTCGGCTTGAACTGCTCCAGCGTCTGGACCATCTTCTGAATCGCCGGCAGGACATTGGCCAGGGTCTCGCCGGCATCCAGCGAAACGTGCCCGGCCGCCACGCCGAAGAGCTTGTCGATCTCGCTCGGGTCGACCGCCTCGGCGTAGTCATCTGCCTTGCGCCCCAGCGAGCGCGTGACGTAGCCGTTCATGCGCTGCAAGTACCACAGGGCAAAGTGCTGCTTCAGGTGCTCCATCGCCTTCGGCAGGAAGTGCGGAGCCACCATCGGGTTGCCACCAAACACCGGGTCCGCGGCGTACTTCAGGTGCGTCACGATGTGCGAGAAATGATCCTGCTCCGGGTAAGCGTAGGCCGCCTGCCCGATCGTCATGGCCACGTTCTCGTTGGCGGCGTCCAGCTTCACCGGGGACGGCGTGTCGGTCATCAGTTCGTTGATGCCCGGCACCTTGATCTGCTTGAGGAAGCGCATGAGCACCGCCCGACGGTTGAACATATCGGGGTGCTTTTCCATCATGGCCATGACCGCCTGGGTCTGGGCCATCCGCTGCGTCTCGGAGAAGATGTGCGGGTCGCTGACCGGGATCACATCCGTCGTCCGAGCGAAGTCCTCCCGGCGGATCTCCAGGTCTTCCACCACCTCGCCGCGGCGCATGTCCTCCAGATACCACCGGTTGATCCGGCTGAGCACCTTGAGCACTCTGGACTGAGAGTCGTGCAGGCGGGCGTGGATGGCCGAGAACACCGCCGCGCCCTGCTCAATCAGGGCCTGGGTGGTGCCCACCGGGGTGTTGGCGTTGACGTCGGCGATCTTCTCCTCGGCCGTCGTCACCACACCCTTGGCCGCGCTGGTCAGCCAGCCCAGCAACTGGAACAGCACCGGGCTCGGCGGGTTGAACGGCATCGGCATCGCGAGCTTGCGGACGTCATCCACCCCAGGCGCGGCCTCAATCTCGGCAATCTGAGTCACCTCAACCTGCTGAGACTGCCCGGAAACCTTGGCCCCCTTGAGCTTCAGCAGCGTCGCGGCGTTGTTGATGTGCGCGGAGTCCATCAGGGCCCGCAGAGCGCCCGTAAGGGCCGCAGAAAGCCCTCCGATGAGGTGCGGCAGGCCCACGGCATAGGCTCCGCGCCACGGGATGAACTTGAACTCGACCACCCAGTCGAGTTTGGTCATCGTTTCGTCGCCTTCCTCCCAGTTTCGGTACAAACCGATGACCTCCGACTCCAAATCGTCGATCATCAGGATGTAAGGGGCCGTTTTTCCCTTGCTGAA